TGCCATTACCATCCCTTTTTAATACATTCAACAATATATTCTCTTTCTTCTTTAGTAACCCACCATCCTACAGGAATAGATACTATCTTACCTACGGTTTTATCAAGGTTAGGTAACGCTGTTCTGTATTCATGAGAACAAGTATGTTTATCATTTCGTTCATGTACTTGTGAAACCGAAACACCATGATCATGCATGTGTTTATAAAAACCATCTCGATTTTCTACTAACATACTGTAAATCCAAAATGCAGAATTAAATCCTTTTTCCCTTTTTAAAAGAGTAACTCCGGGAACATTTTGTAAATGTTTATCATAAAATTTAGCATTTGATCTATGTTTACCTACTATATCTTTAACATATTTTAAATTTTCCATACCTACAGCAGCACATACATCGTTCATATGAAATTTAAATCCCCATTCTTCAATATTAGCCTCACATCTAAAATCTTTTCTATCCCCATCTCGATCAATACCATACCACCTTAACAATCTGGCCCTTTTGTTTAATTCATTATGGGGAGAAATTAATATACCCCCGTCTACTGAAGTAATGTGTTTAATAGCTTGAAGGGAATACATTGTAAGGTTACCATGTGATCCTATTTTTTTACCTTTATACTCAGATCCAAATGAATGGGCTCCATCTTCAATTACTGCAGGTTGAAATCCAAATCGCTTACAAGCATTTTCTTGAATTTTTTTAATTCTATCTAAATCATTAGGATAACCCCCCCAATGTACAAGCATTATAACTTTAGTTTTAGGAGTTATTTTTCTTTCTAAATCATCTAGATCCATATTAAGTGTAGTTGGATCTATATCTACCCACTTAATTTTTAACCCATTTCCTAAAATGGGCCAATTAGAAGCAGTACATGTCATAGCAGTTGCTAGTACTTCATCTCCTTCTTCTAACCCAGGCCAATTTGACTCAACCCCAGCAACACCTGGTACAATCTGTTTAAAACTCTTAGAGGGCTTTTTTAACATGTGTAGCGCTAAATGTAAAGCTGAAGTACCTGAATTTACTGTAGAAATATAATCGTTATTAAAATATTTGCTAAGTTGAGTTTCAAATTCATCAACTTTGGGACCCTGCCCTATATATCCACTATCTAATACTTTTCCTACTTCTTCTTTAGCAGTAGGAGCCATAAAAACTTTAAAAAGAGGTATTTGTTCCATTATAATGTATTATAAAACTGATTTTGTTGTTCTTGACGTTTAATATCCTTAATATGAATTAAACAAAATTCATCATTTGCAGGTAAATGAGATTCTGTTTTATGACCTGTTAAAACTTCATGTACTTTATTTTTCCATTTAATTCTTTTAACATTTTTCATAATACGGCATTGATAGTCCGGAAAATTTACTCTATTATCCTGATCAACATTCCACCCCCATTGAGTAACATGTTCTTTAGTAAGCCCCTTTACTCTATTAATTCGAGGTACCCAAAATATATCTACACTATCATTCATTTTAATAACAGTTTCAATAGTATCCATCAAATAATCATCTGGGTATTCATCGGCATCAATCTGAAAAATATAGTCCCCCGAACAGTGTTCTTTTAAATTATTTTTAAATGTTGCAAAATTACCATTTAGTGGAAACTTAATTACTTGAATTTTATCTTTATATTCTTCTAATACTTGGTATACACTAGGGGTAGTATTTCCTTCATCACATTGGACTACAATTTCGTCTTGTTCACGTTTATGTTTGAATAGATAATTTAGAAGATATTCTAATTGCATCCATTCATTACATACTGGTATAGCGTAGCTTATTGTCATTATTTATTCACTTCAAACATGCCAATATAATCCATAGCTTCTATGAAATCACGCTCTTTAAAATAAGAAGCATTTTTCATGTCCATTTTGTAAGTAGCATCTTCTGGAAAATTTTGTTTTTCTTCTTCTACAAGTTTTTTAGCAGGACAAGCTACCCAATTCCAATCATCAACTGAAGTACCCTGGATGAATATCATTCCTTTATTTTCAATGTTAATTGTAGAAGGAATCCAAGTAAGACCATTTTCATCTACTGAGGTTAAATCCTTATAGAGTTCGGGTAATACTTCTAATTGTTCTTCTAAAAATTCACTATCTTTAGTCATTAGAGTATTAGTAGTAAACCCACACCCATAACACATATGAACTTTATAATCAGCTCCTAAATTATTTTCGTAGCAGGCATCACTACCGCACCGAGAGCATATTGTTAATTTATCCTTTGACATCTTCTAATTTTTTAAGTTTAGGTAATCCTAACTTGGGGAGTTCTAATTTTATTTCTTTAGGAAACTCAGGTACGTATTGATCTAAATACCCCTTTAATTGAATAACCATTTGATTAAAATTAAATTCGGTACGGCTTTTATATGCTTGGCGAGTTGCTTTTTCCTTATAATTTTTATAATTAGTAAAAACATCTCTCATGGCTACAACTGTTGCTGTATGGTCTACTCCAAACCACTCAAATTCTTTTATTAACACATCTTTTACTACTGAACTATCATCTAATTTATGGAGTTGGCCTGGGAGGAGAGTAGTAAATTTAGGGTCTAAGAAATCTAAATGGCCACTCCAATTTGTAGCAATAATAGGTTTTTTAGTTAAACTAAATTCTAGTAAAGGACGACCAAAACCTTCACCCTTAGTTAAATTAATCATAGCCTTAACTTTATTGTGGGTATAGATTTCATTCATTTCTTCATCAGTAAACTCTCCTTGTAATAAATAAACATTAGGTAAAGTACGAGCATCTTCTACAGAATTTCGGATCATGTCAATTCGTTTGAGAATTTCATTTCTATCCATATAAGAAGTTCCTACTGTAGAAGTTTTTAAGATTAGAGCTGGTGTTTTCTTTTTATTTTTAAATGCTTCAAAAAATAATCTTACGAGTAATCCTACATTTTTTCTATCATGTCCTATATTACCCTGCATCCAGTGCCCTACAAACAAATAAGCAAAATCTTCTTCAATTTGGCTTAAATCAAAGGTTGATTTTTTAGGTTGATAGATATCTAAATTAGCACCTTCAATTAGTACTTCAATAGGCTTTTGTAATCTATATTCTCCTACTACTTGATTAGTTTCTTTATTTCTTTGTTCAAATTTAATAGTTTCAAATACCTTAGCACTGTGGGTTGAAGAAGTTAATACTAAGTCCATTTTGTTACAACCTTCAACCCATGAGGGATGACATCCTGTAGTTTCAATACCAGCTGTTAAACCTATATTATATTTTCCCACAGGTGTAAATTCATTTGGTACTGTTATTTGGCACCAAATTTCAGGCTGTTTTGGAAGTTGATTACCTACGGGAAGGAGATGAGGTATTAAAAAATCCCATTCAGGATGATCACCTATAAACCCCCAAGGTGTTTGCCCCCATCTTTGGGGTAAAACTTTAACATCATATTCATCTAATTCAATAAGAGCTTTTACAAAATCTCTAGCTCTTGCTCCGTAACCGCTGTACGTGTCAATCGGACAGCTTACTATAAACATCGGTTTCATTAATATACTAAATTATGTTGTGCAACTTTTTTCTTAAGGGGAATTGATTTAATCAACTCGTATTTAGATCGGGGTTTCCAAGTTTTAAATAACTTTTCTATGTTTTCTATAACTCTTTCTCCTTGATATTCCGCAGTAAATCCCGCTTCACTACTAGTAGCCCATTTTCTACCCAATAAACCTACTGCTTTTCTACGTTCAGGATCTAAATTATAAACTTCTATAAGTTGATCAGCAGCATCACTAGCTTCACATCTATCATCAAAAATATAAGGAGTTGGGGGTGAGCCTACAATTGAAATACTAGCAGGAAATACTGGGAAAGCCCAAGGTCCACACTTTTTAAATGTACCTCTATGGTTTGAAGGGAATAATTCATCAAATTCTATCCAAGTACCATTTTTAGTTTCAAAACGCATTTGATCTTGCATCCCCCCTGTTACATTAGCAATAATAGGATTACCCGCTAACATAGCTTCAGTTAAACTTAATCCCCATCCTTCATTTGAAGTAAGTTGAATTTGAACATCTGTACTATTATACAGTAAATTCATTTCTTCTGTAGAAAGTCTTTGTTGATGAAGAATTATATTATACCTTTCATCATCTCCACAAAGCATATCTATTACTGCAGGTAAATCAGTACCATTGGGATCCACAGCCTGAGTGTGTAAAACTAAAGCACATTCTTTGGCTTTTTCTAAAGGTAGTTTATCTACAAATTGTTTAAATGCCCATATAGTATCTGGTACTTGTTTACGGCGAATATTTCTAGAGTTATAAAAAGCTACAAAATTATATTCTTTGTCTTTAAACAAATTTTTCTTAAATTCTACTAAATTAGAATCATCCTTTGCTAAAGGTTTATAAATTTCATGGTTTAAACCATGAGGGACGTATTCTATAATTTTGCTGTTTGCTTTTTCCCCTAAAACAATTTTATTTATATTAACAGTTTGTTTAGAAATACCCATTAATAAATCACATGATTCATAGAATGCTTCGTTATAACGAGGTGCGGGGTAATCATCCCAAATATTAAGATAAATAATAGGAATTTTTCTTCGGATTTCTGCTTCCATTTGGAATAACCAAGCCCAATATCTAGGATCAGTTATAATAAAAATAGCATCGGGTTTTTCTGTGCTTAGGATTTGTCTAAGCATATCAGGGTTACCATACCCACTAGAAGGATAAACAATTACTGAGGCATCATCGATACCTGCAGCTTCATTAGTACTTTGGCTTAAATCTAGTTTTTTACCTACTTCAGGGTGTTCAATAGCAGCCCCAACATTTACATAGTTAAAGTGGTGAGCTGTATGAAGTACTATTTCTTTTGCAATAGTACCAATTCCTGAGTGGGTTCTAATATCATCACACATCAACAAAATTTTCTTTCGTTGATTTTGTGGAATATAACCTTTTTTCATTTTTGCTTTATAAATCTAAATTGTTGTGATTGTGGATTTGTCGTTTAAAATCCTCATCTGTAAGATACAAATGAACACATCTGTCAGCAAGTTTTTGAAATGAAAACTTATGTCTAACACATGCTACTTTAAATTCCTCGAATAAATCGCTTTGAATTTTTACGCTTGTTAATGTTAAATCTTTTTTACTCATAATAATATATTTTATATAATTTGTGTATATAAATATGTACGGAGTCAGGAAGATTCATGTTTATTACATAATTCTTTTTTTCCATTAAAAGAGCACCATTCACATAATCTTGATATTACTTTAGGGTGTTCTTTTTCTTGATATTTACCTTTAGGAGTAAAGCATTCACTAATACATTCATCTAATATTTTATTAGCTTTATTAAGTTTATTACGACCCGCTGCAGGTTTATGTAATTGTACTCTATGAATTGGATAATCGCTATTTTCCCAAATTTTTCTACGTACAATAAAAAATTCTACTTCTATATTTTCAAGTGGAATTCCATACTGTTCATTAAAAAACTTTTTGTAAAGGACTAACTGCATTTGCTTATTTTCATCCTTTTTAGCTTTAGCACCCCATCCCCTAGTAGATGTTTTTATATCGTATATATAAAATTTATTTGTGGGTTCATGGTATAATACTAAGTCAATAAAACCCTTGTATACTAAGTTTCTACCAACGTTCATTACAATTGGTAATTCGATGCCAGCAAGATACCAACCACGTTTACTAAAGTATTGATTACGTTTTTTCTTAATAAAATTAAGAATTGCTACTCCATCTTCAAAAAATTCTCTTAATTCTTCTGGGGATGAATAATGGGTGTTATTGTTTTTTTTATAAGACTCTTGGTATAAAGCAATAAATTTTTCTTGAAATTGTTCTTCTAAATTTATTTTATCCGCTTTAGCACCTGATTCTTCATATAAAACAGTAAGCCAATCTTGGATTACTTCATGCATTGAAGTACCAAATGTAAAATGTATATTAGGGGAGTCATCATAATGTCCATCTTTATACTGAAGTGCCCACTTATGTGGGCAACTTCTGTACATTGACATTTGAGAAAAAGAAATTGTTTTTTGGTAAGCGTAGTTTACCTCGGGTAATTCCTTATTTTGTATCTCTTTGAGTATTTGAGGCTTCTTGGCCATATAATTTTTCTAATTTTTCTAAGTAAAGTATAGCATCCATAAGTTCTTCTTTCATGTGAGTAATCCATTCTTGAAATTTAAGATCTTCTCTATCTAAATTAACACCATACTTTTTTTCACCAAATTCAGCTCGAGTAGTGAATTGTTCTATAACTGAGGTAACTATACTATCCATTATTTGAACATGTTAATTACTTCTTTATCTTGGTATCCCGCTTTATAAAGGATATCTTCTAAATCATCATTATCTAATACGATTACCATATTAGTAGCTTCACGAGTAGAACACTCATAAATTTTAGATAATGCTTGTACTAATTCAATTTTAGGTTGTTTCATTTTTGATTTAATATATTTAAGCCAAACATTTTGTTTGGGTAACAAACCACAATATACTGTATAATATTTCTTTTTATCAGTGTAAGGGATTGTTTGAACATAGTTTATTAACTCAATAAAAGGTTGATGCATAGATAAAAAACGATTAACCATATAGGGATTAAAGGACTCTTTTTCCTTATCAGTAAAGGAGTCCCAATCTCGTTTTTTACCTGTTAATTCTTTTAGCCAATCAAATAGTGTCATACTCACTACGGAGTTCCGGTGGAAGAGTATCAGCTAAAATTTTACCTGTTTCCTCATCATAAAAAACAGGAATTGGGAGCACAGCATCTTCCGCTCCATTAGTAATAAAGCGAGATACCTTTCTTAAAATAAACCCTTGTTGGAAAAGTTGACCACCTGATCCGTTAGGGATTGAAGTGGTTTTACCCAAATCAATTTGGGGTTGGGATGTCATTTCTGATTTCTGCATAATCTATTTCTTTAATTTCGTTACAAAAATAATATAAATTTTCTTTTTTTAAAACTGTGTCGCAATGCCAATAATCTTTAAGTATATTAGCATCTATTTTTTTTTCATTTCTTATTATACGATATAATAAGAACTTTCTATCTCCAAATTCTATAATGTCTTTATATAACAACTTTACCGGAGATATCGAGTAGTTCAGAAATACAAGCCATTACATTAATTTCTTTATCAATCCGAAAATTTGAATGGTACATGTATTCTTCAATAATAATAACTGCTTCAGCAGGTCGTGATGTATACTCGTCTATACGTTCATATAGTGCTTTATACAGCGATTCAAAATCTTGTACGTTGGAATCGGCAATTACTTGTCTAATTTGTTTAAATGATTTTTTATTAGGGAGTAATTCAATTACTTTATCTACATAGTTAGATGATACAAGTGTTTGTTTGTCTAAAACAAGTTCACCTTCTTTAGCAGACATTTGACACACATTAAGCATTTTACGCACATCGGGGTAGTACTGGTTAACAATTGTTTTTAGATCATCAGTATTATGTTGAACATTTTCATTAGATAATACTTTAAAAATATGTTTTGCTACTTCACCTTTACTAGGGGGTACAATTTTAAGTACTTGACAACGTGATTGAAGTGGGTCAATAATACGTTCTACATAATTACAAGTTAAAATAAACCTAGTACTTTTAGAAAACGTTTCAATTACATTTCGAAGTGATGCCTGTGCTTGGATTGTGAGAAAATCAGCCTCATCTAAAATAACTACTTTAAGAGGTTTAAACGACATTGTACTAGCAAATCCTGATACTTTATCTCGAATTGTTTCAATACCTCTTTCATCACTCGCATTGATGTAGAGGTAATCACAATTAAGATTATTAACGAGTAGTTTTGCTAATGTAGTTTTTCCAGTACCT